GACCCGAGTCCTCACTCGAGTTTATCGAAGGGTTCCCTCATCAAGTATCCGCAGTGATGCGAACCGCTTGGGAGTCGAGCGCGTATAACACGTTCAAAACCAAGCGGGACCCTAACGACTCCTCCTTATCACATCGGTCAAAAGTTGGCCAGTATGATAAGGCTCGTCGAGTCACTCCGATGCATAAAGTCATCGCAGTGCCCGATCGTGGAGGATTTAAGGTACGCGTCATTACTGCTGGCAATGCGGGCCTTGGCTCGCTTGCTCAGAACGTGCGAAAGGTGCTATACCGCACCATATTGCAACGACTCCCGACTCGCTGGTCAATCCGCGAGAACGGTATTCGTCACTTTATGGAGCAGGTACGACTGCCGGCCACCCACCAAATGCATGGTGAGTGGGTCCTACTGTCGTCTGATCTTAAGTCTGCGACGGACCGCTTCCCCTTCAGCCTCGTTGAGGCATTAAACGATGGGTTAGAAGTCCATATGTCGCAAGATCAGGTAGCATCACCCAATTGGATAGCATGGCGATCATTGTCCGGTCCTCAACTGCTGGAATACACCAGCCTTCGAGGCAAGGACGAGACGGATGGCTCAGAATATATACCACAGGTAATTACTACCTGCGGCAATATGATGGGCACAGTTCCGTCGTGGTGCCATTTGAATCTATTCAATTACGTGGCCTTTCGCACGGCCTGGTCCGTATGGACCAGACCAAGAAGCCGCAGAAGACTATGGCCGCTCCTAGCCACGATTCGTAATCGTGACCAGTTAGGAGCGGATTGGGACAAAGTCCGTACTATCCTAAGGGAGACGATATCGCATGAGAAATTTCACGCATTCGTCTTTCCTTATGACCTCAAAACACCTTTTGACAGCTTATGCTGCCTAGTCGGAGACGACTTGGGGGCTTTATGCCCTTTTGCAGTCGCTGTTATTTACGAGATCATAATCGAGGATTTGAACGGACTTACGTCTGCAGGGAAACACTATGTCACGCCGTTTGTCCCGGGAGCCCTCCTGCTTATTGCAGAAGAGTTCGCCGTAGTCAAGAACGACATGACACTTGAGTTTCAATGTATTGCTCACCTTCGTGGTCTCTCGACCACGGTGCTAGGATTCGATCACCGTGACGACCGCTTCGACTGGGCCCAAATCGGGACCACTCTTACGCAGGCCGTCACGAGCTGTGTCCCTGTACAGAGACACGCGCTCTTATCCTATGCTCATGTGATGCATTACACCTGGAGACGCCGACTCATGGTGCGCGACCTGCCGGTTTACCTTCCAACTTTAGTTGGAGGGCTCGGCTGGCCGCATCCTCGAGGACTGGAGTACGCTGTAGGCAGATTATCTCTGTCAAATCAGCGCCTCTATTCAGTCATTCGAGGATTTCGACAAGACCCATTCCGCTTCACAACTGTAATTGGCTCAATTCGAGCCTGTTACCAGAAGAAGATTGGTGCCGCGTCGTACGCCATGATGTCGAAGGTCCTCATGCCCCTCTTAGAGAGGCTGGTGATCGCACGTAC